CTGGTAAGAACTTTGGTGTAGGTGAGGTTGTAACAATTGGTGGTACATATTTCGGCGGAACTTCAACTGCAAATGATTTTACATTCACAGTTACATCTGTAGGACCTACTGGAATTCAAACTGAAGCAAATAACACATATACAAGTGTTCCCGGTTCATCTACTGTTGGATCTGGCGCTTCATTCACTATCAGTAGAAATAATACTGGTCAAATTTTGGATGCAATTGTCACCCAAGGTGGTTCCGGTTATGCATCAACTGCTGTAATTACAGTTTCTGGAACTAGTATCGGTGGTGTAACTCCTGGTGATAATATTACATTCTCCCCAAGTGTTCTTGGTAGAAATACTTTACCAGATTCCGTAATCTTATTAAAAGAAAGTGATTCGGAATTTAAACTGTCTGGATTGTCTACTGCACTTCCATTTGATATCACTTCCGCTGGTATTGGAACAGCAATTATTCAACTTAGGGATTCCAATCCAAACACCAGTATTGCAATTGATGGTATTGTTCAGAATCAACTCAGAAGAAAGAATCTTGAAATTACTCTTGGATCTGCAGTTGGATTGACAACTAATCTAATACAAGTTTCTGTAGGAATTAATTCTATTGTGTCTGGTGATATTATCAACACAAATAATGAATATATCTTGATTAAATCTGTTGGTACTGCAGGAACTGATATTCTTGAAGTCGAAAGAGAATATCTCGGTACAGTTGGTGCTGCATATACGGTCGGCGTTGCAGCAACTCTTGTAAGTGGTGACTACAATATTGTCGGTGATACTATTTTCTTCACAACTCCACCTTTTGGTAAGATTGGTCCAGTTGGTTTAGAGACAGGATCTACTTTTAACGGTAGAGCATTTAGTAGAAGATTTGATCCAAGTAAACCTGAGGATAAAAATGTAGTATTTGATGACATTTCTCTTGCATTTACTGGCATTGCTGCAACTGAGTTTGCACTGAAGGTTAATGATGCACCAACAACTGCAGTATTTAATGATGTAAACAAAGGAACTGATATTAATAACAATCCATTCATCTTTATCAATAACGTATTTCAGCGTCCTAGATTAGACTTTACGGTTGATGGATCTTCAGAGAATGTTTTAAGATTCCTTTCTGGTACTCCAAATGCGGGCAGAATTTCCAGAATTGGAATTAATACTGGATTTGGATACATGGTTCCTGTTGGAGCTGCAGGTAGTATTCAGGTTGATGTAAACGGAGGAATCAGTACAATCACTGTAGAGGGTTCTGGTAAAGGATATCAATTCCCTCCTCAAGTAAGTATTGCATCTTCTATTGGTTTTGGAGCAACAATCACTGCAAACTTGGGTGCTGGTGGTACTATTACTCACTTTACTTTAACAGGTATTGGTACTGATTACACGAATAATGCTGAAGTAATAATTACACCTCCAACTGGATATTCAAATATGGATCTCCATTATGCAGGTCTAAGTACTGGTATTGGTATTGAGGCAACCGCAAAAGTTAAGATTGGAGTTGGTTCAAGTGTTATTAACTTTGAAATTGATGATCATGGAAGAGCATACAGAGTTGGTGATGTTCTTCAGGTTCCTGGATTAATTGAAGATCCTAATGCAAGTAGTTTTGAAGAATTTAGGATTACAGTAGAGGAAGTTGAAACTGATAAGTTTGCAGGATTCTATCCCGGACAGTTTATTCTCTTTGACGACTTCTCTTCTAGTTTCAATGGATTTAGAAAGAAATTTACTTTAACTGCAACTGAGAATGGAGTTACGGACATCGTGAGTCTTAGAACATTGGAAGGTTCTGATTTGGTTCTTGAGAATAATCTCTTTATTTACATTAATGATGTTCTGCAAGAACCAAGAAAATCTTATGAATTCCGTGGATCTAGAATTATCTTCTCCGAAGCTCCAAAACCAAATTCAACTTGTACCGTAATGTTCTTCAGAGGTTCAAGTGTTGATGTTCAAACTGTTGTTCCTCCAGCATCTCTAAAAGAAGGTGATGGTGTAATTATTGCAGAAAATAGAGAAGATCCACTTGATAGAGATCAGTTTGAAAGAGTAATTCAAAAAATTCAGGCTTCTGATGAATTTGATACGTTTACTTATGCCAGTGTTGGTATTGATACAGATTCAAGTAAGGTTAGACCATTGACCTGGAAGAAACAAGAATTTGATAGAATTATTAATGGTGCTATTATCTCCAAGTCTAGACCTGGATTATCTGGAAGAGTTATTCCAAATGCTAGAATTATTAATAATGTAAGTGTAAACGATGCATCTATATACGTTGATAATGCATTCCCAATTTTCAATGAACTTGATACCCTCAGTGAAGATGACAGACATGTAATTATAGTGGAAGAAAGGACCACTGAAGTTGCTATTGCAACTGCGGTTGTTTCTACTGCATCTACCATTACTCAGATTGTACTTGGAGATGGTGGAGTTGGATATGCATATACAAATAGTCCTGTTATTAATCTTTCTTCCAGCGCTATTATATCTAAAGATCCTATTAATGACTGGAAAACTACTTCTGGATTAAGTACCAATGTTTACACATTTGAAGATGTTGAACATGGAGCAGTGTCAATAGCAGTTGGAAGTAGTTCTAGATATGCATTTAGTGCAGGATCTGATGTTTGGTTTGATAACACAATTGGATTTGGAAATACCATTAAATTCAATGCCGTTGGATTTGCAGCAACAAATATTTACATGGTTGCTGGTCAATATGGTTATGTGGTTAAGGGTACTGGTTATGGTCAAACTATTGATAGTACTTGGACTTCAATGAATCTGAAAGAAGATAGATTTGAACCCGCAACTGGACAATCAAATACAGTTGACAGCGTATATGGTGAAAATGGACAAGAATTCAATGATGTTGTTTATTCTCCATATCTCGATATCTGGTCAATAGTTGGAACTGCAGGATCCATCTTTAGGGGTCCTGGAATTGGAACCACATCATTTAAGAGCGTAACTTCTAATACTACTCAAAGTATTAATAGCGTAGTTCCAAGTCCTGAGGGAATGATAGCGGTTGGTAACAATGGCACAATACTTACCTCACCAAATGGTCAAATTTGGACTGCAACAAATGTTCCAGGAATCGGTGGACAAAATTTAAATAAAGTGATTTATCGTAATGGACTGTACATTATTTGCGGATCTGGTGGAACTATTATTAAAGGAACTGCTCTATCAAACTTAACTAAAGTATCTACAAACTTCGCTGGTAATTTTGTTACCATCGATTTTGAAGATATCTATATCGCAATCGATGACTCGGGTAACATATATTATTCATATGATTTGGAAGTATGGATTCTCAGAGAAGTATCTGAATTTGGTTCATATACTCCAAAAGAGTTGATGTTTGTTGGAGATTATGGAGTTGATGGTAGATATGTAATTGTTGGTTCTGGTTCTACTATTTTAGTTTCGGATCAGATATTTAATAGAGCAACTGCAACAACCTCTCAAACTTCTGGTATAGTCACATCCATTACTATTACAAATGGTGGTTTTGGTTATTCTCAAGACAATCCTCCATCAGTATTGATAGAAAGTCCCATCATTAAAAAAGAGAAGATTGATTCTATTAAGGCCGAGGGTGATTTTGGTGCAATCATTGGCATAACAACATTCCCTGCTGGCACGCCTGGGATTGGAACTACGTCACCTAAGATTGAGTTTATTCTTAAGTCTGAAACTTATGACAACAGTGCTCTTGGAATTGGTTATTCTTCACTCAATACGTTCGGTGTTTCTTATAGTCAACTATCCAAAGGTGATTATTTCGTAATTCAGAATAGTAATGTTGCAATTGGACGAACACTGGTTGGAATCACTACATTGGATGGATTGAATGGAATGGCCAATTATCCAGAATCTGTTGTGGGTATTATGCGTACCGAACAAGAGTTTATTGATGGTGTATATCGAGTTGAACAGGTAACAACTGCTCAAGCAGGTATTGTTACTGTGACATGTAACTTCCAAGCGAATGATTCCTCAGTTGGTGGTGATTCAATTCAAGTTTATCAAAGAGGTGCTGACGTTAGCGGAGTCAACACTAATGGATTCTATGGACATTATTCTTGGGGTAAAATCTTCGATTATAGAAATAGAGTTTTAGGAAAACCCCAATCATTTACCGTTAATCGAGACCAAGGAATTGTTGGATTGGGGACCGCTCCATTCATGTACAGAACTAGGTCAATTTAAATCAATAAATACTAAGAAGGAAAACCCCTATTTGTTCTAAAATGCCTGCAATTATATCGGATCAATTTAGGATTCTTAACGCCGAGAATTTTGTAAAGAATATCACCGGCGTTGGGAATACGACTGACAAGTATTATACGTTCATTGGTATGCCCAATGCCTTGGAACCGCAGGCAGGGGGCACATCAGATTGGACTACTAATACTCCATCTCCTCTAGATGGATTTAAAGAAGAAAACGAAATCAAACAATCAATTATTGCAATGAAACAGATTACGTCTCAAGACGTAAGAAGACTTGTGAGAAAGATTGAGTGGGTTTCTGGTACAACATATGAAATGTACCGACATGATTACAGTGTTTATAACAGAACTCCTGTTAATGAAGCAACTTCTCTTTATCAATCAAATTATTATGTAATTAATGATGACCTCAGAGTTTATATCTGTTTACAAAATGGTACGGATCCTGAAAACCCATCAGGCAAACCTTCTTACGATCAACCAGATTTCATTGATTTAGAACCAAGAACTGCAGGAACATCGGGGGATGGATATGTTTGGAAATATCTCTTTACAATTAAACCATCAGAGATTGTAAAATTTGATTCGATTGAATATATTCCCGTTCCCGAAAGTTGGGGTGTTGCCGGGGAAACTGTTGCTACTAAGAATAATGCAGTTGACGGTAAAGTAGAAACAATTCTTATTGATAATAGAGGTTCTAATTATCAACCTATTTCTACTTCGTTCTCGAATGTACCAATTTTGGGTGATGGTACTGGAGGTAGGGCTACTATTACTATCGACTCCTTTGGTAAAGTGTCTGAGGTATTTGTAACTGACGGTGGTAAAGATTATACAGAAGGAACTGTTCAGTTCTATCCAGGCGCACCAGAGACTGAAACTGGCGAAGCATTGGATAACTTAGCTAATACCGGAATTGGAACAACTTCATTTGCATCTTTTAAAGTCATTGTTCCACCTAAAGGTGGTCATGGATTTGACATTTATCGAGAATTGGGCGCATATAGGGTATTATTATTCTCAAGATACGAAACGATTGAAACCAATCCTGATATCATCTTAGGAAACGATTTTGCAAGAGTAGGTATTCTTAAGAATCCGACAATTCCGAATAGTAATACTGAAATATTAAGCCAAAATATGGTCAGTGGTTTGGGTGGTCTTAAATTATCTGGAGTCACTACAGCAACAACATATGGAGTTGATTCCATTATTAAACAAACTGTTGGTCTTGGATCTACTGCGATTGGATTTGTTGCTTCTTGGGATAAAACAACTGGAGTTCTCAAATATTATCAACCAACAGGACTCGCATCTAGTGAATCTGCATTTAAGATTATTCCATTCACTTCTTCCCCTGATACTGGTTATGGCGTGACAATAAGTTGCAATTCTATTATTGGACCTTCACTATCTATTGACACTGCATTTCAAGGTATTACTACCTCAATAAATAATAAGATATATCAACTAGGTCTAGACTTTGTAGCTGGTATTGGATCTGCAGAATTTAATAAAAAGTCTGGTGAACTAATCTACATAGATAACAGGGCACCGATCCCTAGATCCGCTAGCCAAAAAGAAGACATCAAAGTTGTACTAGAGTTCTAAATCAACATGGCACAGAATATCAATTTAAACGCTTCTCCATACTTCGACGACTTTGATGCGTCAAGTAGTTATCAGAGGGTTTTATTTAAGCCAGGAACTCCCATTCAGGCAAGAGAACTTACTACCCTGCAGTCAATTCTACAAAATCAGGTAGAGCAGTTTGGTAAACACTTCTTCAAAGAAGGATCAGTTGTAATTCCGGGTCAAATTGCATATGATCCAGACTATTTCTATGTCCAAATTGATGCAAATCACCTAGGGGTTCCAGTAGAAATTTATTTGGAAGCTTTGGTTGGCCAAACAATCAAAGGCCAAATTAGTGGTGTTAAAGCTAAAGTTGTAAATTATATTACTGCAAATGTTTCTGAAAGAGGAAACGCTACTCTATATGTAAAATATCAAACTGGTAGTGAAAATGATGAAGGTGAGAATGGTAATCAAAAAACTACGTTTGAATCTGGTGAAAATCTAGTAGTAACTACAGATGTAAAATATTCACTGTCTACCATTAGATCGGAGTCTACTTTTGCAACTACTCTCCTTACTGATGCAATAGGAGATGGTTCTGTTGCAAAAATTGCAGATGGTGTCTATTTCATTAGAGGATTTTTTGTAAACGTACCAGCTCAAAATGTAATTCTTGATCAATATGGAGATACTCCTTCTTATAGGGTTGGTCTCTTCATTGACGAAGCTATTTCAGTAGCGTCTAGTGAAAATTCTGATCTTTTTGATAATGCAAGAGGATTTTCAAACTTTGCAGCACCTGGTGCAGATAGACTTAAAATTACTACTACTCTTATTAAAAAGAGTTTGGATGATCTTAATGATGAAGATTTTATTGAATTACTTAGAATTGAAAATGGTGTCGTACAAAAATTTGTAAAAGAATCAACCTACAATATTATTAATGATGAGTTAGCGAGAAGAACATTTGACGAATCTGGTCATTATTATGTAACTCCATTTTCTATTGAAGTAAAAGAATCTCTAAATGACCAAACTGGTAATGATGGTGTATATCTTCCGTTCCAACAAACCCAATCTGGAACAACACCTGCTGAAAATTTATTATCTTTACAAATTTCTCCAGGCAAAGCGTATGTCCGGGGATATGAAGTTGAAACTATTAGTACGGTTTCACTCGATATACCTAAAGCAAGAACAACCGAACTAAAAGAAAATTCTAGTATACCATTTACCTTAGGTAGACAATTTGAACTAAACAATGTTCATGGTTCCATACCAGTAGGATTTTCAACATCTACTGTAAAATTACATGCAGAAAGAACTTCTAGTGGTGGTTCTGCATCAGGTCTTGAGATTGGTGTTGCGAGAGTATATGACTTAAAATTAAAAAATGCTGATTATCAAGATAACTCCACTCCATTCGTAGTAAGTCTTTATGATGTTCAGACTTATAATTATATAAATTTAAATTCTAGTATTACTCAAACATTACCTGCATATATTGAAGGTAAAAGTAGTGGCGCTCATGGGTATCTTGTAGAAGCTGCATCTAATACCAACCAACTGAAATTATATCAAGTATCTGGTACATTTATTACCAGTGAACAGATTAAAATTAATGGAGAAGATAATTCTAGAAGTATTAAGGATGTAAGAGATTATAGCATGAATGATGTTAAGCAGCTGTATTCCAGTTCTGCATCATTTACTGCTGACATTCTTCTTAATAGAGGCGTTTCTATTGCAGAACAAGGAAATCAATTTAGTATTACTTCTGGTGGTGTAGTTAAATCTCCCAATCAGACATTTAGTGTTGGTATTAATACTGGTGATATTCTTGCTTATGCTAAAGAGGGAGATACCATACCCACGTTTAATAAGGTAACCAATGTAAACCAGTCCGCGAAAACCATCACGGTTACTACTACTCCAAATGTAACTGGTGTTTCAGATGGAACACTTCCAGGTAGCACAATCTCAGTAACTAATGTATTACGGTTAGTTCCACAAGAATCCAATCTTAATGAAGCATTCTTATATGCACCTTTAGAAGAACTTAATGTATCTGATACTAATATATCTGAATCTAGTATTGTTGTTAGAAAAGCATATGATGTAACCATTGCAAACAATGGATTAAATCAGACTCTTGAAACCAATGTTTCTATGACATTAGAACCATTTGACGAAGAAGACTATAATCTAACCTACACTAGTACTGGTGTTGTTGAAAATTTGAATAATAGCAAACTAACAGTTAGTGGAAGAACTATAACTCTTCAAGATTTGAGTGTTGCTAGTGGAGCTGCAAGATTAACGGTAACATTTAAGAAAAAGGATCTCGTAGCAAAGAGTAAAGTATTCAATAGAAATGCTGCATTAATTGTTGACAAATCATCTAAAGCATCTTCTGGTACTGCAACCACTTCCACACAAGATGGTCTTACATTTGGTGGATTATATGGAACAAGGGTTCAGGATAAACAAATTTGTCTAAATGTTCCTGATGTTCAAGAGGTTATTGCTGTATTTGAATCAAATGATGCAAACGAACCAGAGTTGCCGAAATTAACTTTAACTAATTTCAATGCAAATATTCTCAATACAATTAAAGGTGAATTAATCAAAGGTGCTACCAGTGGTGCCGTTGGTACACTAGTAGATAATAATTCTAGTAATCAGGTAGAGTTTGTATATTTTAACGAACAGACTTTCCAAGTTGACGAGAAAATAACATTTTCAGAATCTCAAGTTACTGCAAATATTTCTGCTGTTTCTATTGGTGATAGAGATATTTTAGCTAACTTTGAATTATTTCCCAACCAAAAACCAGAATTTGCAGATTATTCTTTCTTAGAGAGAAAAACTGATACTGCGGCACCTTCTAGAAAGTTAAAAGTTCTTTTCAATTATTATGTTTTAAATAACGATGATCCTGGTGATTTTGTAACGGTAGATTCTTACGAAAAACAAAGATATACTGATGATATTCCAATGATCGAAGGTAGCGTACCAGTTTCTGATATCATTGATGTAAGACCAAGAGTAGTTCCATTTGATGTATCCTCCGCAACTGTATCTCCATTTGAATATAATGCTAGAGCTTTTGCAAAATCTACAAACTCCTCACCATTTAACTTTGTTTCTGATAAGGCTATCAATTTAGATTACAACTATTATCTTGGTAGAATTGATAGAATTTACTTAAATAGAGATGGTGAATTTTTCCTGGCATCAGGAGTACCATCAAAATATCCAAAAGAACCTCAGGTTGTTGATAGTTCTTTCGATGTAGGCACTATTTCAGTTCCTCCTTATGTTTTTAAGACAGGAGACATTGATATTATCCTAACGCCACATAAGAGATATCGTATGATCGATATTTCTCAACTTGAGGATAGACTAACAAACGTTGAAAATTATACAGCATTATCTTTACTTGAAACAGAAACTAAAAATCTAACCATTAGAGATTCACAAACAGGTCTCGATAGATTTAAATCAGGTTTCTTTGTAGACAATTTTAGATCGATATTTGGTGGTGAAGTTGGAGCAACAGATTATAAGTGTTCCGTTGATACAACCAATGGACATTTAAGACCAACACACTACACTACTGCTATCGATCTTCTTTTAGGATCAGAAGCTGTTATAGGATCGGGTAATATTGCAGATCCTGCCGCAGATTTGAGATTTGTAAAAGATCTAGGAACACCAAATACAATTAAAAAAGGTGATGTGGTTTGTTTAAACTATGATGATATAGTTTACTTTTCAAACAAATTTGCTACCAGATCTGAAAATGTTAACCCGTTCCATGTTGTAAACTGGATTGGGGCTATTGAACTTAATCCTGCAACTGATACTTGGATTGAAACCAGAAAATCCAGAAGAACTGCGGATATTGAGGGTAATTATAATACCATGATTGGTATGACTGGTGCTGATAGTAATACCGGCATCTCCCCAACTGAGTGGAATTCTTGGGATACTACTTGGAGAGGTACTAGAGTTACTGGTAGAACCAGTAGAACGAGAAGAACTGGAAGTAGAGTAGTCGGTAGAAGTAGCTCTAAAGGACGTTTCCAAAGAGGCCGCGGTATTCCTATCACCAAAACCACGACGAGAAGAGATAGATTTGTTAGAGTTACTAACACAACTACTCTTACTACGACAAACCAACAAAGAAACGGACTTTCTTTCAAAGTAAGTGAAAGATTTGATTCCACAAATCTGGGTGATAGAGTTGTTTCTACTGAAATTATTCATACAATGAGAAGTAGAAATATTGAATTTATAGCAAGAAGAATGAAACCTAATGGTAGAGTTTATCCATTCTTCGATAACGTGGATATGTCTAAGTACATTATTCCAAAACTTGTTGAAATTGAAATGGTTGGTGGAACTTTCCAAACTGGGGAAGTTATTGTGGGAAATAAAGGTGCATCTTCTATAAGAGTACGAGTTGCTAAATCCGACCATAAGTATGGTCCTTACAACTCCCCAAGTCAAACTTATAAACAAAATCCATATAAAACTGGTGAAATTTTACCGAAATCATATTCAACAACATCCACCGTATTAAATATTGATACTGCTGGACTGGAATTACAGTCTGCTTCTGGATATTATGGTTATGTTTCAAAAGACATGACATTGATTGGTCAATCGAGTGGTGCTGTTGCAAAGGTAAAACAGATAAGACTTAAGGCTGATAATTCTGGAACTATTATTGGATCTTTATACCTTCCTGATGCGACTTTACCATCATCGCCATCATTTAGTACAGGAACTAAAACATTCTCACTAACTTCAAGTAAAACTAAATCCACAATTGTGGGTACAAAGGATAGTGAAGCGGAAACTAATTATAGTGCTTCTGGAACTCTACAAAATGTAGAAAATCTAACTCTCAGAATGAGAAATGCTGATGTTGAAAGAAACACCAGTACTGAAAATAGAACACTAACCAGTAGTAGGACTAGAAGGAGAGCTAGAACAACATTTAGGGATAGAACAACCACACAGAGAAGATGGGTTGATCCACTTGCACAATCTTTTGAAGTCCCAGATACAAACGGCATCTTCATTTCTAAGGTAGACTTCTTCTTTAGAACAGTTGATACGACAGGTCTTCCCGTTACTTGTCAAATCAGAACAATGCAGACCGGTTTACCGACTCAAACAATCGTACCATTTGGTGAAATTGTACTAACTCCAGATCAGGTTAGTGTTTCTAACGATTCGAGTGTACCAACCACATTTGAATTCCCATCTCCAGTTTATCTTGCACCCAACCAAGCATATTGTTTTGTTCTATTATCGGCATCTAATGAGTATAATGTTTGGATCTCAAGAATGGGTGAGGTAGATGTTTCTACTTTAGATAAGGCAGAATCTGAACAAATTATCGTTGCACAACAACCACTATTGGGTTCACTATTCAAATCTCAGAATGGTGCAACATGGGATCCTGCACAATATGAAGATCTTAAGTTAACTGCATATAGATCAAACTTCTTTGAAGGAAGTTCTACTGCTAGATTCTATAATCCAGATTTAGATATTGGTAATAATCAAATTGCAAGTCTTAATGTTAACCCACTAGAAACTACTTCTAAGTCTGTTCTTGTAGGTATCGCTAAGAGTTTGTCAACTGCAGAAATTGGAACTTTAACTCCAGGTGTCAAAATCTTACAACAAGGAAACTTTGGATTCTCTGGAAATCTTAGAAGTCTTGTAGGTGCAATTGGTATTAACAGTGAACTTAGTATTACAAATGCTGGTACTGCATTTACATCCGCATCTACAACATATGCAGATGTTGATCTCATTTCTTTGAGTGGTAGAGGTACTGGTGCAAAAGCAAAGATTACTGTTAGTGGTGGCGTTGCAGTCGCTGCAACAGTTTCTATCGGTGGAACTGGTTATGCTTTTGGTGATTCTTTGACCGCTGATTATTCTGATACCGGAAACTTTGGTAAAAACTTAATCCTATCAATTCCAAATAACGTTGGAGTAATTTCCGCATTCAACTCACTAATAATTGATAGAGTTCAAGGCAATGTAGCTGTTGATGCATCTTCCACTATATTCTTTGTTGGTTCTGGTGGAACTTCAAATATTAGTGGTGCATCTAACGTTAAATATTCAGAAACTTTGAGCGATGGACTTCACCTTAAGGTTCGTCATTCAAATCATGGTATGTATGCGATTAATAACTTTGTTACTTTGTCTGGAATTCAACCAGATCAAAAACCAGGAAAAATTAGTTCCAGGTATAGTCCAACAGATACATCAAACATAGTTTTAGAGGGAGTTGGAATCTTTACTAGTTTTGAAAATGTCCCGGTTTCTACAACAAATCCGGGTTATATTCAGATTGATGATGAAATTATTAAGTATACTGGTGTAAATACTTCTTCAAGTTCACTAATTGGTATTAGTAGAGCTCAAGATAGTACTATTTCTGAACTACATGCGATCAACGAACCCGTATTCAAGTATGAGATGAATGGAGTTTCTCTCAGAAGAATCAACAAAAAACATGATTTCTCCGAAGTAAATCACTCCCTATTCCCAATTGATGTGGACTCTTATTACATCAAGATCGATCCTTCAGAATCTGGCGCAGATAGAACTACTGGTAATGCAAATTCGTTCCCAGTTTTATTCTTCAACGAAGATAAGAAGTGTGGTTCTTATGATCAACTTTCTCTTAAGAATTCTAATAGAACACCACACGCAACTCAAAACATTCCATTTAATGCTTTGACACCCAATCTTCAAACTGCAATCCCAGAAGGAACTAATGTTTCTGCTAAGGTAAGAACATTCTCTGGAAGTTCCCCAGATAACCTGTCACAGATTTCTTTCCAAGATCAGGGATTTGAAGATATTAGTTTAGAAAGTACAAATTTCTTTGAAACTCCTAGAATAGTATGTTCTAAAGTAAATGAAGACGCACACCTTCAAGATTTTCCTGGAAGAAAATCGTTTACAATTGAAGTGACCTTTGACACTACAGATCCAAAAGTTTCTCCAATGATTGATTTGGATAGAGTTAATGCGATCTACACTTCAAATAGAATTAATTCTAAGATTAGTGATTATTCTACGGATGGTAGGGTCAATTCACTAACAGAAGATCCAAGTATCGCAACCTATGTAACTAAGATTATCAAACTTGAAAAAGGATCAGATAATTTGAAGGTATTCTTTGATGGATATAGACACTCTAGTAATGATATTAGAGTTCTTTACAGATTGTTCAGAACTGACACTGATGAAACAAATCAATCATATGAATTATTCCCTGGATTTAAGAATTTAGATTCCAATGGTAACATAGTTAATTCTGCAAATAATGACGGTCTTCCAGATAAGATTGTTGATTTCTCTAATACTGATGATGACTTTAGAGGTTATGAATATACCGCGAAGAATTTGGCTCTCTTCAATGGGTTCCAAATCAAGATCATAATGAACGGAACTAACCTAGCAAAAGTTCCTTTAATTCGCGATCTGAGAGTCATTGCAACAGCTTGATATGGATAAACAACCAGTAAAAGATCTTCCAGGATTATTCCGTACAGATAGCGGAGCAATCATAAATTGCTCCGATTCTGAATATAATACTTATATGGAAGCTAAAAAATTCAAGTTAAAAGAACTTCAAGAAAAGAAAAACGAAAAGGTCGAAATTGAACAATTAAAATCGGAAGTGGAAGATCTAAAAGATATGATAAAATTGGTTTTAAATAAATTGGATAAATAGCTAAAACTGTAAGTTCTAATAATGGCGGCAAGGAATGTAAATTTAGTTCTTGAACAGGGTGTTGATTTTCAAGCAACCTTTACCATTAATAACGCATTTAATAATGCGCCTTTGAATCTTACTGGTTATAGTGGAATTTCTTCTGTAAGAAAACACCCATCTTCGACAACGGCATATCCATTAACCGTATCTTTTCCAGATCGTTTAAAAGGGAAAGTAAAAGTTTCTATGGGATATACTGCTTCAAATGCAATTGAAGGTGGTCGATATGTTTATGACTTGATTTTAGTATCAACAAACGATTATAGAACAAGAGCTGTTCAAGGTAATGTTCTAGTAACCCC